CAGAAGATTGGCCTAAGATTAAATCGGCTATTCGCTTCGACTTTATGCACGATAATCATTTTGAAGAATTGAAACAGGCTGAAATACTACAAAATAGACTACAGATTGTTGCTGATATTGACGAATATACTGGTAAATACTACTCTGAAAAATGGGTTCGTATGAACGTACTTCAACAATCAGAAGACGATATAAAAGACATTGATGAGCAAATTGCTATTGAAGCAAAAGCAAATGGTGATGATGACCTTGATGATGAAGGTGAAGAAGATGATGACCAGGGCGTCGAAGCAGAACCAAATGATGAAACAGAACAATCTTAATTGATATAAATATATGGAGTTGGTATGATGGTAGAAAATAATATAGTAGATTTGTTGAAACACGCTCACGAAAATCAACCAAACGATTTTCAAACCGCATTTCAAGACATAATGCAGGACAAGATTAGTGCTGCTATCGATGCTAAAAGAGAAGGTATTGCACAGCAGATGATGAATGGTGCCGAAGAGGACGACTTTGATTTAAACGTTGATCTCGACGATGAACCAGACGTTGACAGCACAGAATACTAAAAAACAAATTATAAGGAACTCACAAATGCTATCCTTTAAAGATTTACAAGAACTGCTGGAGCCAAAAGCTGCTGGCGAAAAACGTTTCAAAGACAAGCACGTCGTTGGTATCGTTGACCATCCGCTAAACGATGCAGAAACTCTAAAGGGTACAAAAAAGTCTCCTGGTAAGAAAAAACGTATTGCTGATAGTGAAGAAGGTAAAGACGCTGCTGTTTATGAGGAACTAGAGCAAGATGATTTGAACGATCTAATGCAATATGCATTAGATGAGGGTTTGGATTTTCATGAACTTACTGAAGAACATTTAGATGAACTTATTGGTGGGCTTATCAAAAAAGGTATCAAAAAGGTAGGTGGCGCTATTAAAAATAGAGTTACTACTTCTGGCAGAGCAGAAAGGCTTAAAAAGAAAGCCACCGCAATGCAGAAAAAGATAAAGGATACTGCATCTATAGTGAAAAGTAAAAAGACCATCTCTAAAATTAAGAACAAAAATCAAATGCGGAAAAGAAAGCTTAACAATAGCTATGAAGAAAATATTACTAAGTGTAAATGTGAAAACTGTGGATGTGAAGATTGTGAATGCGAAACGAATGAAGAATCATTACGGGCTACTTATGGCGAAAGCTGGAAAGCCGTAATGTATGCTACAAAGCAAGCTATGAATGAGAGTGTTATCGACAAGGTAAAAGAGATTGCCTCCAAGAAATCTGCTGCAAAGATTGATGGTGTTATGGTCGATTCTTTCACTGCATCTGCTATTTCGCAAATCTATGACAAGGTAAATGACGCAAACAAGAAGAAGATGGAAAAACTTCCTATTGTCAAACTTGCAACTTTGGCAATGAAAATGATGCAGAAGAATGAATATGTTCCAGAAGAAGTTGACCTTGATGAAGCATCAAATGGGTTGCCGCCTCATCTTGCAAAGTTTCTTGATAAGAAAGGTAATTTAAACCCAGATGCTGCTAAAAGAATGGCAAAGGGTAAATCAAAAAAAGATGTTGCGTCACGCACTAAAGATGTAACTCCTAAAGGCTATGGCCCAAATGAAGAGTTAGAGGAAAGCGCAGCAGGTATTGCTAAACTCAAAAAAGCATATGAGCCAATGCGTGATAAGAAAATCAGTTTAGATAACGCTAAGAAGCTATCTGCCATTATGGATAAGTTTGCTGACAATAAAGCGATGCTTATTAAGTTGGTAAAAGCGGACATTCCTTTTGTAACTCAAAGTGCAGTTACAAAACTTATTACGAAGCACAACATGAAGGGTGCTGAGATTAATAAGATGATGAAGGAAGGTAACGCATTTGGAATGGCGCTAAAAGCAGCTAAAGAAAAGGGTGATAAAACTTTCGTAGTTGCTGGTAAGACATACGAAGTATACGAATCCGTTGACCTTGATGAAGCAGTTAATTTCAGCGCTACCGACATGAAACTTAAAGATGGTAGTACGGTAAAGGTTTCTAAAGATGATGCAGCAGCGCTCAATAATCTATATAAGTCGTTGAACCCTGCAAACACAAAGACAATGCTCGCTAAGTTTATGCAAGACAAGAAATCTAATAGTGAGATTCTTGCCTTTGCCAAGCAAGCAATGTAAGGGAGATAAATATGCCAGCAATCAAACTTATAGCAAATACAGTAGCAGTCACAGCTACTCATGCTGAAATCACAGATGGTAGATTTCAAAGAATTTACAATAGTAATACAACAGTCATTGCTAATGTTTCATTTGGAACAACCTCTTCAGCGGTTTCTACTATGATTACAGTAGGACCGGGGCATGTCGTACTTATCGACATTGGTGAACTTAGAAGCGGTGCTGCGGGCGATGGCGAAGTTTACGTTAGTTTAAATGCCGCTTGCGACCACGTTTTCAGAACACCAGTTTCTAACGGTTAGGGTAGGACAATGAAATTAATCTGCGAAATAAACGATGATGTTAAATACATCACAGAAGCTGCCGAAGAAGGTAAGCCAAAAAACTATTTCATTGAAGGCGTCTTCATGCAAGGCGACCTCAAAAATCGTAATGGGCGTGTCTATCCTTCTGAAGTTATTGCGAAAGAAGTGAAGAGATATAATAAAGAATTTGTAGAGAAAAAAAGAGCTTTTGGTGAACTCGGACATCCTGATGGACCAACCATCAACCTTGAGCGAGTGTCACATATGATTACTGACTTACATCAAGAGGGCTCAAACTTTGTTGGTAAAGCAAAGATTATGGATACTCCAATGGGTAAGGTAGTAAAGAATCTTATGGACGAAGGTGCAACACTTGGCGTATCATCTCGTGGCATGGGGTCAATTAAGCAAACAGGGAAAGGTATTATGGAAGTACAGGGCGATTTCATGCTCGCTACTGCTGGCGATATCGTCGCTGACCCATCTGCTCCTGATGCTTTCGTAAAGGGTATTATGGAAGGGTCAGAATGGTTTTATGATATCGCTTCTGGTAACTGGATGCGTGAACAAATGGTTGAACAGATTGTAGCAGAGACTAAAAAACTCTCTCCTCGTAAACTCGAAGAACAAAAGTTCAAAATATTTGCAAAATTCTTGAATAATATTTCAAAATAACATTTTTTATAAATAAACTAAATAACTAATAAACTCGAAGGAGACAACATATGTCAGATCAAGAAATTGATCAGTTAGACGAGTTGAAGGCATCTGCAAGTGATTCCGAAGTAATGGAATCGGCCGCAGTTAGTGTCAAGAAGCGTAAAGCTGATGAAGTAATTGCTGATGATTCCGATGATACGGTATCTGATAGCGAAACAAAAATAGGTGCCGATAACTCTATGAGCGAAGCAGTAGAAGAAATTTTTGGTGGTGAAGAACTATCAGAAGATTTTAAAGAAAAGGCTGCTGTTCTCTTTGAGGCAGTTGTTTTAGAAAAAGTTAATGCAGAAGTTTCTCGTTTAGAAGAAGAATTTAATTTCAAACTAGATGAGCAAGTAGAACTAGCTACAGAAGACCTCACTAAGAAGGTTGACTCATATCTAGATTACGTGTCAGAGCAGTGGATGGAAGCAAACGAACTTGCAGTGGAGAGTGGAATTCGCTCTGATATTGCAGAGTCGTTCATCTCTGGTCTTAAAGAACTTTTCTCAGAGCATCATATTGATGTTCCTGACGAAGAAGTCGATCTGGTCGCTGAAATGGCACAGAAGATCGAAGAGCTTGAAAAGAGCCTCAACGAACAGCTTGATACAAACATTGAGGTTTCCAAAGAGCTTGATGAAGCTAAGAAGTCGGACGTATTCGATGTTCTTTCAGAAGGACTAGCAGATACACAGACTGAAAAGCTGCGTTCGCTCACCGAAGGCCTAGAATATGTAGACCTTGATGATTACAGTCGTAAAGTTGAAATCATCAAAGAAAACTATTTTGGCAAATCAGCAATTGTTGAAGAGACGGACGAATTAGATCCAGTAAATGAGGAATCAGATGCGAAGTATGTTGACCCTCAGATGGCTCTCTATGCTAAATCCATCAGCAAGACTTTCAGAAATATCAAATAGTATAAATAGTTAAATAAATATTCTTAGTTAAGGAGAATCTTCTAAAATGTTAAATGAAGAACTAAACAACAAATGGCGTCCTATTCTGGAGCATCCAGACCTCGAAGCTATCACAGATAATCACAAAAGAGCAGTTACTGCTATTGTCCTAGAGAACACCGAAAAGGCTCTAAGAGAAAGCGCTGCTTGGTCACCTAATAGCCTACTGATGGAAGCCGCACCTGCCAACTCTATTGGTGATGGCGCTTCTGGTGGCGTTGCTTCTACCGACACTTACGATCCTGTGTTGATTAGCCTCGTTCGTCGTTCTATGCCTAATTTGATGGCATATGACATTTGTGGTGTTCAGCCAATGACCGGTCCTTCTGGGCTTATCTTTGCCATGAAGTCCATGTATGCTAACACGACAACTGTTACAACTGAAGCGCTGCACAGCGAAGCTGACACAGACTTCTCTGGCGCAGGTACACACGCTAATGCTCTCGGTGCTGGATCCGAAACGACTGGTGTTGGTGTTGCTACGGCTACAATGGAAGCTGAAGCTGCTTATGCTCAGATGGGCTTCGAAATCGACAAGGTTACTGTTACTGCCAAGTCTCGTGCGCTCAAAGCAGAGTACACTACTGAACTAGCACAAGATTTAAAGGCTATTCATGGTCTTGACGCTGAAACAGAACTTGCTAACATTCTTTCTGCTGAAATTCTTGCAGAAATCAATCGTGAAGTTGTTCGCACAATCTATCACACAGCCAAAGCTGGCGCTCAAACAAACACCGCCGCTGCTGGTACATTCAACCTAGACGTTGATGCTAACGGTCGTTGGAGTGTTGAAAAGTTCAAAGGTCTCATGTTCCAGATTGAACGTGAAGCTAATGAAATCGCAAAGCAGACCCGTCGTGGTAAAGGCAACGTTGTTGTTTGTTCTTCTGATGTTGCTTCTGCACTTCAGATGGCAGGCGTCCTCGACTATGCTCCTGCTCTCGCATCTAAGCTAAATGTAGATGACACAGGCAACACATTCGCTGGTGTCATTAATGGCCGCATGAAAGTCTACATCGACCCATATGCAGGCGCTAACTACATGATTGTTGGCTACAAGGGTTCTAGCGCATTCGATGCTGGCATCTTCTACTGCCCATATGTTCCATTGCAAATGGTTCGTGCGGTTGGTGAGAGTAGCTTCCAACCTAAGATTGGCTTCAAGACTCGTTACGGCATGGTTGCTAACCCATTTGCTACCTCAAATGGTGCAGGCGCTATCGACAACACAAGTCCTGCTGCTGGCGATCAAAACACATACTATCGCCGAGTTGCAATCACTAACATCATGTAATACCAAGAGTAGGGTTAACCTACCAAAAGACTGAAAAGGGAGAGCTTCGGCTCTCCCTTTTTTTTGGCGCATCAAATACGACTCTCTTTATCATATAAATATAATATAAGTGCTTCTCATCAAATGTCTAGCGCTTTTTTTTAATTTTTGAAAAAATATGGAGCAAACATGGCTCAAAACTTCCTTTCACCGATAGGGTTCAGATTCGTTCTGCAAAGAGCGCCTAATATTGAATACTATATACAATCGGCTTCAGTTCCGTCACTGACTGCTGGTTTTGCCACGGTAGCTACTCCATTCTCGAATCTCTCGTTCAGCCCAGATAAATTAGAATATGGCGATTTTAGCATCACATTTCGGGTTGATGAAAATATGACTAACTACCTAGAGATGCATGATTGGTTGATTGGTATAGCGTTTCCGGATAATTTCACACAGCATAAAAATCTAGTTACGAGAGAAGATGGCGACAATTCAGGCATTTTTTCAGATGCGACACTCACGATTTTGAACTCTACAAAAAATTCTAATATTGAAATAAATTTTGAAGACCTCATGCCAGCAAGCCTCTCTGAAATTGCGTTGGATGTAAAGGCAGTGGATGTAGTTTATTCTGAAGCCACAGTAAGTTTCAAATATAAAAGGTTTACAATAACCAATATATGATGTATAATATAATGAAGTATGGAGAGTACTATGATATTACATTATGTGTTTGACGTTGATGGTACATTAACACCAAGCAGAAGTTTGATGGATCAGGATTTTCAAACCTGGTTCTTTAATTTCTCTAATAAAAATAGCGTGTATCTAGTTACTGGCTCAGATAGAGTCAAAACAATCGAACAAATAGGTATTCCCACATATTTTGCTGCTAAGAGAGTATACAACTGCTCAGGTAATGAAGTATGGGAAGGCGACAGGGTTGTCAGTCAGAATAAAATGAAAGTATCTATAGAATTATTAAAGTCTCTCAAAGAGAAATCTGCGCAGAGCAAACATCTGACCAAAACAGGCAATCACATTGAACACCGCATGGGACTTATCAACTTCTCTACAGTTGGCAGGAACGCCAATCCTGAACAGAGATTAGAATACGTTAAATTCGATTTGGTACACAAAGAACGAAATCGAATTGCCGAAGAGTTATCACAAGAATTTACGCAATATCAATTTCAAGTTGCTGGTGATATTGGTATGGATATTACTGAGAAAGGTAAAGATAAGGGTCAGATAGTAAAAGATTTCGACAGCACTGAAGACAAACTCGTATTCTTTGGCGACACTACATATAAGGGTGGAAACGACTATCCACTAGCAAAAGCGATTGAAGACAACCAAATGGGGTATACGCACCAAGTAAATGGTTGGAAACATACATGGGAGATTTTACAAGATGAAAGTGGGATTTACGGCATCAACATTTGACTTGTTACATTCTGGTCATATTATGATGTTACGAGAAGCTGCGAGTGTTTGTGACTATCTTATTTGTGGTCTACAAATTGATCCATCAAACGATAGAGCAAACAAAGACAAACCGGTACAAACCATTGTAGAAAGATATACACAACTAAGCGCAGTATCATACGTAGACGAAATTGTGCCATATGAATGGGAAAGTGATTTGGAAGATATTCTTCAGACATATCCAATCAACATTCGAATCTTGGGCGAAGAGTATAAGGATAAGTTATTCACTGGTAAAACGTTCTGCAAAACCAATGGCATTGAATTATATTACAATACTCGTAGACATAGATTTTCATCAACGGAATTGAGAGCCCGTATCGACAGTAAGATTAGTCTTGATATCAGTCGATTTTTAAAGGAAGATTAGATAATGAACATCGATGACATTCATGTTGAATGGGAAAAAGATACTGATATGAACCCTTCTAACTTAACTGAAGAAGCGAGAAAGATACCTAAGTTGCACGCCAAGTATTACAGATATTATACATACGAGCATAGTGTGCAACGCAAGATGGAAGCAGATTTAAAACGTCTCAAAGTGTTAAGAACAGAATGGCATGATGGATCGATGGCAGAAGAAGACTTGAAAGAATATGGTTGGGAACCTAATCTCAAACGAACGCCAAAGGGTTATCAGAAAGACCTTCTAGAAGCAGACTCTTTCATTATCAAAATGAAACTAAAGATTGGCGATGCAACAGAGAAGGTGGACTTGTTAGAGAATATCATCAAATCGATTAACAATCGTGGATTTTTGATTACCAATATGATAAATTTTGAAAAGTTTAGAACTGGGGCAATCTAATGTAGGTCCTTACATCT